CCAAGGCCGGGCATGAACCAGGGGCCGCCATCATCCTCACGGCAGGCGATGAACGTGGAGCCATCCTTGTGGTGCCGGAACCAGAAGTAGCCGTAGCCCTCGGTCATGTAGGAGAGCGTGTCGCTCATTACCGTTGCGTATCACCAATAAGTGGCTGGCCCGGCAGGTGCCTGGGGTGTATTAGGCACCCATGGAAACGAACCCGGACCCAGACGATCAGCGGATACCGCTCAACATCAGCCGCACGCTTCTTGCGCTGATCGAAGAGTGGCGCTTTCGCCATCACGCGGCCAACCGCAACGATGCCATTCGCGACCTCATCCGTCGCGGCCTTGAAGCCGATCGACCTGAAGGTAAAACACTATGAAATTCCTTGCTCTCGCTCTCGCGCTGTCACTTGCCGGATGTGGCTCAAGCGGCAACTACGCATCGAACTCGGGCGGTGACGACGCCGCCGTCATGCTGCTACTCGGCGCGACGGCCGCCATGAACGGCTACAGCCAGAGCCGCCAGCCGCTACCGATGGTATCGACCAGTTGCACCACCACAGGCGGGATCACCAACTGCCTCAGCTTCTAACCGCAATGGAGGGAAAGGACTGATGGATGAAGAACTAGGCCGCTACCTTGCGGCCATGGAAGCCCGCTTGATGGAACGGCTGAACAACAGCGAGGAGCGCATCCTGAACCGGCTAACCGCGATGGAACGCGACGCGCTGAACACCAAGGGGTTTCTGCTCAATGACGCGGTCATCCTCGGCGGCCGATGGTTTGACCTGGAAGCCCGCGTCACCAAGCTGGAAGGCGGCAAGGCTGATTGAATCCCATGCCTACTATAGAACTGACCGGGCGCGTCTTTTGGCGACTTACCGCGCTGTCCCACGCGGGGAAGGATAGGCACGGGAATGCGCTGTGGAGCTGCGTTTGCTCCTGCGGATCCAAAACGGTAGTTGGCGGCCACCGCCTGAGAAGTGGCCACACGAGGTCATGCGGTTGCCTTCTGCTCGACAGGAACAGAGAGCGCCTTACAACCCATGGCGTCACCAAGAATGACGCTTCACCGCCGACATACAACACCTGGGTCAACATAACGCAGCGGTGTTCCAACCCCAATGTTCCCGAGTGGAAGCACTACGGAGGCCGGGGAATAACCGTTTGCGAGCGATGGCAGGATTTTGCGAACTTTCTCGCTGATATGGGAGACCGGCCGGAAGGCTTGAGCATCGAACGCACCGACAATGACGCCGGATATTCTCCCGAGAACTGCGTATGGGCCGATCGAAAGACTCAAACCCGCAATAAACGCGACACACTTTTTGTAACGATAAACGGTGAACGCCGGCCGTTGATTTCGCTGTGTGAAGAATACGGGGTCAATTACCAATCGGCATGGGCTCGTCATAAACGAGGGACACGACCGCTGACAGAGGCTGTTTTCATAATCATGAAGCAAAAGGCCGAGCGAAGGGCGCTCCGCACGTCATAGCATCCCCATACTGGCATCCACATTCTGGAACGGCCGCACGTTGGCTTTCGGCAGCTCACCCTCGTTCCTGATCCTATCCACAATCTCCGCCAGGCCGCCAAAAGCGTCGGCGCCGTGCGAGGCGATATCGTGCAGCGGGCCGGATGGCTCCATTGTGGTACGCGGGATGGAGCGACGGTAGCGCTTCAGCCGGTCCATCAGGTGCCCAGCACCCAGTAGCCGGTCCGGACGCTCCGGCGGGGTGTCGAACTTCGAACTGTCCATGTAGATGCGGGGGAACATCATCCGCCCCGCTTTGACGCGCGCTTCCGCATCCGACTTGGCGATGATCTGCACCTTGCACCCCAGCCCCTGGAGCAGCTTCTTGGCACTGGTGCCTGACTTCGGGTCGTGGCTTTCGCCGTCATGCGGTAACCAGTCAGTGCCCCATTTATAGTTCAGCCGGTCCATCGCCGTGAGCATGTTGGCGTAGGTAATATGCGACTCTTCCAGGTAATTGATCACGTTCAAGGCCGACGGATGCGGCTTCTGCGCCATGATGCAGACCATCAGATCGTTCCAGCCGAGGTCCCAGATGCGGTGGACCGGAAGCCTTGGATCGTAGGGAATTGGCCGGAACCGGCTCTCGGTGATCATCTCGACCACCTCGGTGGCGTAGATCGCGCCGGCCACCACGACGTTGGGTTTTCCGTCCCAGATATTGGCATATTCGTCTTTGGAGTGGACCAAATCCCACTGCCTGAGCCGCTCCATCTCTTCCGTCCACCAGCCGCAGGCGACGGCGTCGCGCCAGTTCATCTCGACGACGACAGCGCCAGGCGGGGTGTTGACGACGAAACGGTCCCAGGTTTCGTCGGTATCCATGTTGGGGTTGAACGAGATCCACACCTCGGCATTCTTGGTGCGGAAGATGGTCGGCAGGGCGATTTGAAAGCTGCGCCGGCTGATCGCCTGGGCTTCTTCCAGCCATAATATATCGAACCCCTCGTAGGACTTGAGAGACTCGGCGGTTTGATCGGACAGGCCGGTGAAGCGGAACAGACTATCCTGGCGGGTGCCGCGGATTGCGTTCTCGGTTATGTCATACAAGTCGCCGTACTCGAGCTCCTTGATCTGGTCGCGCAAAAGCTGATGGACGCTCTCGGAGAGCGATTTTTGCCGCTCGCGGGCGCACAGGATGCGCAGCGGCTGGGCCACTCCGAGGGTCAGCAGGGCGCGGGCGAAACTCCAGCTCTTGAGGGAACCGCGACCGCCCCAGGCCACCTTGTAGGGGTGCATGTCGAGCAGGAACCCGAGCTTGCGCGGCAGTTGCAAGCGGGCGACTCTCTCGGTGATCTTGGCAGGTTGGCGTTTGAGGGGCGTGCTCACTCGCGATCTTCGATCCAGTCAGTCTTTAGGTCGGCGACGAACTTTCCGCACGCTTGGCACCAGACCGGCGTTTCCCGCTCAACCGGTTGCCCGTCGGGATAGATCACATCAGCCGAAAGCATCGGCTCTCGGCCGCTGATGCGTCGTTTGAGGAAGAACATCACACTTCCGCAGCCGTCCCGATGGATGACCTTGAAGGGATACTCGGCCTTGCTGGGAACGCTCAGGGAGGCGTCAATCTTCGATTCGGGGACAATCGCCAGCACCTGGGCGGCAACCGCGTAGTCGTCCCACCCGCCAGCCACGCGCGCCCGCTCCAGTATGGCGGCGATGCGCACGAGCAGAGCCGCCGAGTGATTGGTCACGGGCCAGAGGCGCCACGGCCGCGGCGGCCACCACTGGACGAGGTGTCAGCAGCTTCGTCTGCCTTCGCCTCAACCACGGTCGTATCTCCGGCGTCAGCCTTGGCCTGTGCGTCCAGCGCTTCCCGGGCAGCCCTGGCCTTATCAGCGGCTTCTTTCGCCGCAGCCTCCTGCGCCAGAACCTCGTCCTCGGTAATACCGGGGGGAACAGGGGGCGCGGCGTTCTTCGCTTCGCCCGGGGCGTCAAGCCCGAGCTGGGTCAGCAGGTCAGCGGCAACCGCTTCGTCGCTCCATTGCCGGGCTTCCCGGTGTTTGGTCAGGACTGCTACGGCCGCTTCAAGGTTAGTCATGGTTGTATCATCCTACCAGTTGCACGTTCTTGCGCACATCGTCCGCCAGCCTGGTCCGTGGAGCCGACTGCTCGACCCGGGCCGGGGCGGCCTCGCCGACGTATTCGACAATGACCCGCATCGGTGTGTCGGCCGGCTTGCCGTCGTCCACGACAATGCGTTCGGTCCAGCCCATGCGGGACTGCTCCCACCACTTGATCGCGTTGAAGTCGCCAGCCTGGATCTTCTTTAGGTGCGCGCCGAGCACCATGGCGTGGATTTTCGGTGTGCCGACATCGATCTCGCGGCGGTAGTGCTTGTGCAGGGTCTTTTTCGACTTGATGCCGAGCACCGCACAAATGCCGTCCTGGTCGATCGCGCCGGCAACCATGACCTCGACCATTTGGCGGCTTTTCTCGGTCGGCACGTGGTCGGGCACGTTCCCGCGTCCGCGCCTGGCTGTCTTCGACTTGGGTTTCGGCTTGGCCATCGGAGGTCGCTTATCGGTTGATCAGGCCGCGCGGCATCGGCGGCTTCGGGCGAAGACTGCTCGGTGCCGGCGGCTTGCGCTTCGACGGCCTGTGGACTTTAGCGGCGGGCTTCGCAGATCCGGCGAACTTGCCTACCCGTGGGGCCGGTGTGA